TCCGCATATTCCTGTACCGGCAAGACCCGGACATGCAGGCGCAGATCGAGGACGCGGTGCATGACTTCGAGCGGCGCAAGCGTGATATCGACTGGTATCCGCCGCTGTCGTCCGAGGACGCGAACGTGGCGTGGGGTCGTGTCGATGACGGCGCGCCGGCGATGGACCTCAACGGCATTGAGGACGCTGACCACTGGACGCAGGTGCTGGTCAACCGGCTCGAAGAGAAGCGCGCCCTCGAGGCCGAGATCGACGAGGCGCAGACGATGCTGAAGGAGATGCTCGGAAATCACGAGGAGGGGCGCGTCGAGGTTGGCGGCTCGACCTACTACGTCAAGTGGCCGATGCGTAACTACAAGGCACAGCCCGCCAAACCTGCGACGCCGGCCAAGCCTGCCCGGCAGGTGCGTGCCAAAACTCTGATCGTGAAGGAGGCATAAATGCCAGCGCTGACACAGAAGCAGCTTAACGTGCTGGCCTATCTATCCCGGCACATCCGGCGCTACGGATATGCGCCGAGCGTGAAGGAACTAGCTGATGCGACGGGGCGCTCAAAGACTGCGGCGCACTCCATACTTGTGACGCTTGAGAGGCGCGGCGCAATCAAGCGCGACAAGTACAGCCACCGGGCGATTGAGTTAGTGCGATGACCACCTGCCCTGAGTGCGACGGGAAAGGCGTCGCGTGGTATGAGGTGAGGGTCGCCGCGCCGGGGGACTGGAGCGGTGGCTACCTCGACGAGAAGGAGACGGAGTGCCGCCTGTGCGATGGCAATGGAGACGTTGACGAGGAGGTTGCCGAGAGTTACGATCCCTTTGAGTGATCGCCTGCGGGAGCGTTATCCCGCGTTCCTCCCTGACTGACCCGGCGGCTTAAAACCGTCGGGTCTTTTTTATTTCGTGTCGGTCTTCTTGGCTTTGTCGTATGACCTCATGCCAGAGATTCCGAGCATTCCAAACATCAGAGGCATCATCACGCTCATGTCAGCCTGCGGGATCACGACGCCGAACCCGGCGCAGATTGGGCTGACCATATAGTTGATGCCGAGAGACAGGCCGCAGATCCACCCGATCAACGGACGCCACGACGCCTGAAACCAGTTGCCCTTTGCGTCGGCCTTCAGCACCTCGATCTGCGCGAGTATCTGCTCCTGCGCGTGGCGCTCGGCCATCGTCGCAAGATCGTGCGCCAGCTTTGCGCGCTGGTCCTTGTCCTCGATGAACTTGTCGAGGATGCCGGACACGGCGGGTATCAGTGCCTGTATCATTTCTTTGTCTCCGAGTTCAGGAATACCGCCAGACTGCCCGTCATCGCGCCTGTCACGACGCTAATCAGACTTGCCTGCTGCGTGCTGAGGTCGGGTTGCTGTAGCGCCCACTCGATGCAGCGCACATACACGCCGGTCATGATCAGGATCATCAGACGCGGGATGATCTTGTATTCGATAAATAGCTTAGCCATTTGCAAGTCCCCTGATCCGCTGCACCAGCCTCTTGGCTCTGTTGGGAACCTGATCGTGCCAGCGGCTGTCCACAGCCTCGTCAGCCACGGCGTTCCACATTGCAGGGTCATCCACCGCCTTTGCGACGTTGCCCCAGAACCGTTTGAATTTCGAGAAACGCGGGTATCCGAGATTGAACGCCATATTGCACAAGATTAGCTGCGCCTCACCGTCAAGCGCATCGAAGTCCACATCGACGTTCTTGCACAGGCGGCGGCAGTCTTCGATGGTGACCACAATGTCGAGCGCGAATAGCTGGCGCACGCGCTCCTCAGACACAGGCGTGCCTACAGGCTGGCCGTGTTCCGGGTCGCCCTCAACGATCAGGTGGCCGATGCCGCAGGTGGGCAGGCCCAGATGGTCAAGGTAGACCTCCATCTTCACGCCCTCATCGGCGGCGATTTCTTCGCGCAGTTGGTTCTTATCCATTCCGCGTCTCCATTATTATCTCGACGGCGCGCTGCCAGCTTTCCTCTTCCAGATCCGGCGTCTCGAACCAGCCCGGCGGGCGGCGCTGCGAATACTGGTTCACGCAGCACGCCGCCTGAAAATGTACCTTCCTCGCGTCGATGGCGCAATGCGCGAGGATGTCGAACTTGTCGAGGGAGGGCAGCGTCTTCTTGATACGCCCGGCCCCGTTCTGGAACTGGTAGCAGGGGTTGTGATGCTTCTGCCTCCGCAGGTGCGCCGACTTCACCTGCACCCGCATAAACACGCCGTCGCCATTCCACGCCACAAGGTCAACACTGTCCTGCTGCGCCGGCGAGACGCGCCAGCCAAGCTCCAGTATTGCCGCCGCCGTCAAATACTCGCCGGCGAGGCCAGTTGTGGTCGGGGATATAGTCAGGCGTTCTTCTCCAGATATAGCCAGAGGATCACAGCGAAGAACCCAAGCGTCGCGACGCTGAACAGGATGATGGCGGAAATCTCGATGAACTTGCGCCGCCTCTCAGCCTGCTTGTACAGCGTCTCCTTGCGCTCCTTTCGGATGCGCGCCTCGGTCGCCACAAGCTCGTCCCACGCGCTCTGGCCCATCGTGTATTGGATGTAGGTGCGGAGTTGGTCGCGGTCCTGCTGCGCCTTCTTGCGCGCGGCAAACACCTGCATCGCCTCAGCCTCAGCGGACTGGCCCGCGAAAAGCTGCTTGAATATCGGCGGGTGCTTAGAGAGGCGTTCTGCTTCGTCGAGATCACTGAGCGCGCCCATCCAGCGCGACAGGTCGCCCGCCATCTGCTCGATGTCGCGCCCGACCGAGAACCCGGCCTTAATCACTCGAAAGGCAGACGCCGCTGTGGCTGCGGCGGTAACCGGATCAACCACTAGCGCCTCGTCACAAGCACTAGGATCGCCAGCAATAGCCCGACCTGAATAAGGTCAATCATCGGCATTGCGATCATCAGTACACCTTCCGCGTTGGTGGCACCATCTTCGGCAAGCAATATGCCGTGATCTGGCCCCTTCCTGATTGCTTCGTCAACGTCTGCGCGTACCAGACGCACTCCCGTAAATCCCGAAAGGCTAGGTCGTCGCTGACCTTGCGCCTGTCCTCGCCCGTGCCGAGGAAGACATACAACACAAAGACCGGCACCAACTCCACATCAGTCGCGCCCCATCAGCTTGTCCAGCTTGGCGTCTAAACGGTTCAACGCATCCATCACATTCTGCCGGTCGTCACGCAACTCACCCTTGGTGGCGTAATCTTCGCGCGTCCTATTCAGCAGGATGTCGATGCGCTTCTGTTCCCGCGCTATGCCGCCAATAAACCAAGCCCCGCCAGCGATGACGAGGCCGATAAGCAGGTCAATGAGGCTGGCCATCTCCATCACTCAGCATCCGCAATGGTCAGCGTACCGGCTGCGACCTGTCGCTGGATTTCGTCGTAGTGGCGGTTGCCGGGTGCGTTGTTTGGAACAGACATCTCAGTGCCATCTATTGTTGCCAGAATTATGACATCATCACCAAGCATGTCTGCGACGTATCGAGCCGACGTAATATTCATCTCATTCATGTTTACAACTCCGCATCTGCTTCAATGGTGGTCGCATTGGGGGCTTGTCGAATAAACAAACCATTACCGCTAGTGCCACTCAATCCTGTCATCGCAACTACACAGCCAGATTTTTTTGAATAATTCACAGAAACAGATGCGGGTGTCTCAACAGAAACTCCACTTTCTTCAACCAAGTTAGTAAAGGGACTGTTAGTCGTTACAGTAGGGGCAGCCCTCATTACTCTGGGAAATTTCAACGCAACCTTGCCCTCAGTGGAGTTGTGAAAGCTGCCAAAATTGTCTGCGTTAAACTGCTCTAGGTTGGTGTAATAGCGGCTGCAAGAAAAAAGTTCATCCGCATACGACCGATGCTCAAACGGCGTGGCCTGTTCGCCGACCTCAAGCTGGACGCCGGTGATTTCTAATGTTCTGTCAGTGCTGTCAAAAAACATTGTCTGGTCTGATTTGACGGTGTTGGCGTTGCTGATGCTTGCCCAAGTGTTAGAAGTAAACGTGCCGCCTGTATAGTCGCTGCCAGCTTGCAAATAAATCTGGATACGCAGACTTGCACCGTTATCATTGCCAAACTTCCCGGTGGTGTCAGGGCTGAAAGTTTTGACGACACGGGTCCAGCCTGTAGTGACATCAAATGTCTGTGTGTTTTGGCGACTGTTGTCGTTGTCTTGCAACTCAATCGTGTATGTCGCTGATGCGTTACCCTTTACATAAAATGAAACAGTAAAGCTCTCTGCATCTGAGTAGCCTTTTTTGAATTGCTGCAAATCTTGGCCTTCAATCGCATACTGCAAAATTGCAATCTCGCCAGCCGCAATAGAAGTGTCTGCGGTAGTGCAATCAAGTTTCAGTGCATGAGCAAAGCCAGACAAATCTGTTACATCTGCCTGTGATTGCGTCAACCGGCCCGCTGTTCCGCTGAAGTACATATCAAAACGGTCTACTGTAAAATAACCGGCACTGCCCCCGATGCCGGTCACCGAGGTCGAACGCTGGGCCACCTGCATCGCACCGTTGATAATCAGGTTCCTGTTGCCATACGGCGCGGCCCACGACAGCGTGCCGCTGCCATTTGTGATTAGCGTCTGCCCGCTGTCGCCGTCGCCATCGGGCAGGGTGAGCGTGGTGTCGCTCGTCACCGACGCAGGCGCTTGCAGCTTCATCGCCGCGCTGGCGTCATCGTCTGCGAGGCTCAGGACATCAATGCCGCTTGTTCCATCGGAGAACTCCTTGAGGTGCGTGAGAAGTTCTCGCAGGGCATTATTAACGGCACTGGGGAGCATGCCCTCGTCGATGTTTACTCCGCCCACGTCCGTGTTCGAGGCGTTGGTCGCGGAGTAGTCGGTGAGTTTATCCTTCGGCATTATGCTGTCTCCAATGCTTCGATGCGGGCCGTCAGGTCAGCGTTGCTTGTCTCTAGTGCCTCAATCTTGGCGATGGCCTCTTTCAATGCGCCGGTCAGCAGCGGCACCAGCTTGCTCTGGTCGATGCCCTGCATGACAGCGTTGCCGTCGTCGTCCACCTCGTTGTGGGTGCCGGTGACTGCTTCCGGTACGACAGCCTGTGCCTCGTGTGCAAGGAAGCCGTCAACCGTTGTGTCGGGATGCCGTATAAAGTTGAACCGCTTGGGTGCCAGCGCCTTCACACGGTCGATTGCGCCGGTCATGTCGGCCACATTTTCTTTCAGGCGGTGGTCTGAGGATGTGTTGTAGCTGGTCGATGACCCGCTGGTGTCGATTGAACCTACATCGCCGTTAGGGTTGTAAAAAATAATTTGCTCACGGGCGGCAGTGCTAGCACGGGAACAAAGTACGCGGTGGCCGTCATTGCCATCGACTAAAAATGCCTCTCCAAACGGGAACGAAAAGTTCGTCGTTCCCATCATCAGCCGACCGCTGCTGTCGATGCGCATACGTTCGTTGTTGCCAGCCGTATAAAACTCAAGCTGCTGCCCGGATGAAGTTACGCCAATCCTTGCCCTGTCGGTGTTTGTCCCCTCATAGTCAAACCGCAGCATCGCATCGCCGCTGCCGCCATTGCTGATGATGACTGTGCCGTCGTTATCGCCACTGTTGTGCGTTGTTCCGAAACGTGCAGTGGCGCTGCCAGACGCTACTATGGCATCAACCAAATGTGCGGGGCTGCTAGTCCCGATGCCGAAGTTACCCGACGCAACAATCACATCGCCCGTGCCATCCGGGTCGAGGCTAATGTTGCCGTTTGTGTCTGTGGACGAGATGGTGTTGCCGTCGATGCGGATGTTATCCACGTTCAGTTGATCCGCGCTGGGCGTCTCAAGCGCGACCGTGCCGGTGCTGACATCCTTGAGGTCGGCCATCACTTCGCGGATCGCGTTATTAATCCCCGACGCGGCGCAACCTTCCGAGATGTCCGTTGACTGGACGTCGGTGTTGTTCGCCGCTGTGGCGTCATAATCGCGGATGCTGTTCTTGGCCATCAGGTTGTTCCTTCGTTTCTGCGCTCAGTTTATCACGGCGCGGGGGTTATGGGTATGCCGGTCCGAGGAGAGTTTCCTGAACTCCCGGCGCGAACCGTTCTGCCAGCAAGCCAGCCGTTGCGGGGGAGCGCGCTATCGCCTTCCCAACCCTAACGGCAGGGCGTCCAGCAAGAAGCATCCCCGGCCTAGTGTATAAAGCCCGTCCCGCTAGCCCCCCTGCCGCTGCTATAGCTGCCTGCTCAGGGCTAACGTATCCTGTGCCGACGCCAAGGCCGGTAAGACCGCCAGCGACCCCAAGAACGCCGCTCCGCATTGCGGTGCCGCTATCTGGAAGCGTCGCGCCAAGAACCCTTTTTGATATCTCCATCAGGGGCTGCATGCGCCCCTCTCCGGCAGCAAGCGCCCCCTGACCGGTAGCGCCCAGCCTTTTTTCTTCGGCGCGTACCGCGCGCAGAGCCTCAGCCGGAGTGAAGGCGCTTTCGTCTGCCATAGCCGCAGCGCGACGCAGCGGGACATAATTTGAATACGCCCGATCAAGCTTCTTCAGCCGCGTCGCCATACTTGGAGCCTGATCAGCGAACAGGCTAAGAAGAGCGGCGTCCATATCGGAATAAGCGTCAGCAAGGTCGAACTCGTTCTTTTTAATCGCCTCGGCCATTTTCTTCTTAATTTGGCTGGATATTTTCTTCAGCTCTTTTCCAGCGAGAACATCCTGATTGTCTCCAGCAGCCGAAATGACGCGGTTAAGAACGAGGTTCTCAAAGTCCGTTGCCTGATCCTTGCCGACTTCTCCGAGATTTTGTTTGGCTCTCGCCACTACAGCCTCAAGCCTATCGAGAGCCTCGTCCCCGAAAGGCACGTCAACACCCTCAAGAACTTCGTCATATTCTCGTGTAATTATGGACTTCGTTCTGTTAAACGCCTGTCGCGCATCCAAGTCTTTTGAGATTGATTTTCCCATTGGCTTCAAGGCGCGGTTATACATCATAGCCGGGAACGCCTCAACACTAGCGCGGCGCGCCTTTTCGACGCCTCCGCCCATAATCGGGACGCTAGTCAATGCTTGCTCAACTTTGCTTCCGTGTCCGCCAAGCATCTGTCCGGGCGTCAACTTAGAAACGCCAAGTTTGCTGCTAAGTTCCCTGCCAAGCGCGGCGGTCGCCCTTGATATTGGTTCGCCTACCTTTTGCCCGCCAGCGCCGAGGACGCCACCCACAGCAGTTGCCACAGGTATGTCCGCTGCTTCTGGCGCTGTGCCAGCGCCATACGCTGCGCCGCCCGCTACGGCCTGACCCATTCTGCCTGTTGCCACCGCAGGAAGCGCTGCGACGGCTCTGGCGGCTCTAGGGGCCATAGTTAAAACCTTAACAATACCACCCGGCGTCAAGAGGGCGGCGGCAATTTCTGTCCCATATGCAAAGGCCGTCTCTTCGTCTCTGAATTGCTCCATATCGGCCCTGATCTTGTCTCGGATGATGGAATATTCCTCTCCGCCAAGAGATCTAAGCCCCGCCTCAATCTCGTCTCCAAAACCGAAGGTCATTCCCTGAAGAACCGACCGGCCAATGCCAGCTCCGAAGTCAGCGTTTAACCGGCTTGTGATCTGGTTTAGAGCGCCTTTGCCTGCTGAAATTGCCACTCCCTCGGCCATTTCTCCGGCGGTGGGGGAGGTCTCTGTTGATGTTACTGGTTCCCAGCCCATTGAAATCTCCTACTTCACCTGACCAATGACGCCGTCCATCATTACGAATGAACCTTTAGGGTAGTTGTCCGCCTCTTGCTGACTGTAAGCAATATACGGAAAGTCCTTCGTGCCTCGCTGGGGGATGCGCGAGCGAGAGATAACCCTATCCGGCCTAAGCCCCTGAGCTTCAGCTTCTATGCGGAAGTCGTCCTCAATCAGTTCTTGAGAATCGACATACGGCTCAAAAGTCTCACTGGCTGTCTGCAAGAACGCTCTTCTGACCTCTGGGGCAAGTTTTTCGTCCTCGTTATTGAAAAGCCTATTGTATTGAACGCCAAGCGAGCGCAGTAAAGATCCGGCACCGGCAGCGGCCTCATACTCAGAGCCTCGGACCACAGACGTGGGATCAAGCATCTTCATGAAGTTAAAGATCATAGCGATGTCTGTAGTGCCAGTTGGATTAGGGGACGTCGCGTTTGCCACAATCCTCCCATAATTCAGGTTCGCTGCGTCAAAGCCCTTGGAGGCAGCCCTGAAGTCTTTTGCGCGGGTCATCTCTCGGTCTACCTGCTTGGCAGAGGCATCCCCAGATGCCTTTATGCGAGCAGCCTGAGTGGTCGCGTCAATTTCCTCTCTCTTTAGGCCTAGCATTTGCTGCCGGTACTCTTCGTCTAGGCGAGCCTTTTCCGCAGCCGCTTCGCGCGCCTGTCGCGCCTTTTCAGCTTGCGTATAAGCCTGCAAACCAGCCGCGCCCATCCGCGCCAGACCTTGACCCAGCGAGGTTGGCGTCATTGACGGCCCACCATATTCGAGGCCGGTCAGCGCCGCAGCCGCGATGCCTTGGCCGGTCGGCGAAGTCAGGGGCTGGCGGAAGGCGTCGGCGATGCGGCCCATCCCGCCAGCGGCAGGAGCCTGTGGCGCGCGCTGGCCACCCATCCCACCCCTGATCTGGGCGGCGCGCATAGCGGCCTGCTCCAGAGGCATAGGGCGAGGCGGCATTGCCTGAGCCTGCGCCGCAGCGCGTTGTTGCAAGTCCATATAGGGAGGCATCGCCTTCCCGCGCATCGCGCCGCTCTCATAAACCGGGTACGGCAGTGGGCTGACGCGCCCCGGAGAGACTTGCGCCTGCGTCGGCTCAGCCATCTGCGTGAACATGCGCGCCGCACGCTGAGGCGGCATAAAGGCGAGAAGTCCGGGCCGTGTCATTCCGTTTGCCATATCTTACCCCGATAGTCCTGCAAGTAGACCGAGACCTGCGCCCATACCCGGCGTGAAGGCACTGCCGGCGGGCATGAGGCCAGCCAACTGAGCGCCGCCCAGAGCGCCGCCAAGCGCGGAGAGGGCAGGCTGACGATAGACCGGCTGGACCGTCTGACCGCCGACCGTGCCGCCAGCAACGGTTGCCATATAATCAGCAAGGGCGGCACGCGGTGCCTCCTGCTCGAACTGGAAGCGCTGGATGTCAGACGCGAGTTCTGCCTGCGACTGAGCCTCGCGCGCTGCGCCAACCTGCGCCAGCGTCTCAAGGTCAGCCTGACCGAACGCACGCGCCGCCGGGGCTTGCGAGAGGGCTTGCTGCTGCGCCTGATACGCCATCGGCGCAAGTGCCTGAGCCAGCGCCGCCTGCTGGTAGCCGGAGCCGTAGCGCCCAGCCTTGGACGCCTCAGCCTGAACCTGCTCTACAGCGGGGCGGAACGCCGCAGCCATCAGTGGGTTCGTGCCAGTCAGGTTCTGCATCACCACGTCCTGCACGGCACCGATAAATGGTGAGCCGGTGATGGCCTGCTGCCGCAGACCCGAAAGCGCCATCTCAGTCTCAGGTGAGTACCCGATGGTGGTGGCACCCGGATAGAATTGCTGGGGCTTGCCGTATAACTCTTTCGCCTGAGACAGGCCAAACTCCAGAAACGGCTGCGCGTACTCTGGCGCGCCGGTCTGGCTCGTCACTGTTCTTGTGGCTCCGCCGCCTTTACTCATCGCTGAAATCCTTCATCAATACCACCGCACTCTCGCGATAGTCTTTAAGTTGTCGAGACCAACCCCTGCGCCCGATGATCTCCATCCCGCTGCAACCTAGCGTCTTGGCCCACGCAGCGATTGCAGCTTCCGCTTGCATTAACTCGTCGAGGTCACCGCCCGCAAGCCAAATACGGCACATCGCCTTCTGCGGGTAGTCAACGATCTCAGTCACTATAGCAGACCTTTCCAGCGGAAAGAACTGGGCCTTGCCCTCCTGTATGAACTGCCACACATCCTCGATTGTGTGCGAGCCGCCCGCATATTCCAGAGCGTCCTCGATGTAGCGCCGACAGCGCTGCCAGTGGTCTTCCATACGGTTTTCACCCGATAATAAGGTAGGCGAATGGAGCATCGTGTCCCTGATTGTCGTGGTTGATCACCATCGTGCCGTCGACGCTGCTGCCGTCGATGTACGGGTTGTGATGCCACGGGTCGTGATCTACCCCCGTGAAAAACACCAGCGACGACACAGAATAGCGCGGGTCTTGCACTGTGGTCTGCGTCGTATTCGCCGGGAGCGTGACATACCCGACGCTGTTCAAGCCGCCGTTAATCGTGCGGTTCAGGACTTCGGCGATCTCGCGCGTCGTCGCGGTGACCGGGTTGAGTGTGCGGAAGTTGGTGGTGCGCTGCTCTGTCGTCATCGCCTGCCCACCTGCCTAGCCTCGACGTCCATACCCTGCGCGAAGGACCACTGCCCGCTCAGGTTCATGCGCGCGCGGTGGTATCTGCCCTGCGCCCTGAACGGCGCGAAGCCGTCATCGTTAGGCGACTGCGCCGTGGTGAATGTCACGCTGTCGGTGTGGAGGCCGCGCGTGCCGACCTGCATCGTGACGCTGCCGCCCTCGTGATACGGGTAGATGCGGGTCACCATATTGAACTTGCCGGTCGCAAGACCAGCCTCTGCCGTCTCAATCGTGGCGGACAGCGGGTCGCCCGTGAATGTGTAAATCTTGTCGCCGACAGCGCCACCGAACAGGAACTGCCCGCCCTTGTATAGCGCGCTGTCAAGAGACGCTGGCAGCGCGTCGAGGCTGGCGTTGATGCTGTCAAGCTGCTCAAGCGTGTAGGCCGGGGTAAAGAACGGCGCAATCAGCCCGGCGCTGACGTTCGCCGTTGACCAGCGCCCGATGGCGTAGTTGTAAATCAACAGCTTGTCAGGCTCGCCGTCGAGGCTGCTGTTCGACACATACGACCAGACCGCGATCTGGTTCTGCGGGTCAACGCTCGACGTCATCTTGTCTTTGTAGGCGATATTGAAATCCGAGAAGAAGAACTTGTCCACCTTCTCCGCGCCGATGTTCTGAGACCGGCTGCCGTCAAACGCATAGAAGCCGTCGTCCGACAAGAAGAATACGGTGTGGCCTATGTTGCACACAGACCCCGGAACCTGACAGCCGCGAGCCGTCTCGACTTTGTCAAACTGCCAGATCAGCGGCGGGCCGGAGTAAGTGGCACGAACGATGGCACGCTCCATCAGGATCGTGCAATATTCCCCGCCGACCATACCGGTGATGTTGCCCGCGTCGGGTATGTCCTGAAAGTCGGACTGCTCCGTGCCAGCCGTCCAGCTTGTGATGTCGTTGAACCCGGACCACTGCACGCGATAGGGCAGGCGGTTGCCCGACCCATCCTCGACGTTGCCGAGCCACACGAAGTCGCGCACCACCGCGATGAAGTCGGCGTCTGGCGGAGATCCGGCGAGGTCAGCGAACAGCGTGCTGGTGCCGAGGGTGTAGCGCTGCGGGGCCACACCGATGCCGCCAACTGCGATCACGTCCTTGCCGAACTGAACAAAGCGCCAGCGTTCCTGCGGCGCAGTCAGGGTGTAGTTTCCGGCCTTGCTGATGTTGTCGAGGCTGCTGTCGGTGCTGTCGAACTCATACAGTTTTGTGTTGTCGCCAGCGAACAGCTTCACGTTGCCGGTGTTGTCCTTCGCCGCAAAGATGCCGTTTATGTTGCCGTCAGCCGCGCCTGAGTAGGCGACGAACTCCGGCAGGCTGCGATACCCGCCAGCCGCAGGGATGACATTTTCGGCGCGCGTCACGCCGGGGTTTGAATAGTCAGGCTGATCGGGCAGCCACTCGCCGAACTGTATCATTGCTGCAACCAGACCTCGCTGCCTGTGGATACCGTGGCCCAGACTTCAGAGCCTGCCGCGACATCCGTCCACGTCTCGGTGCCGTCAGCGACTTCCGTCCAGTCTTCGCCCAGCACCTTGCCGCGCATTGTAGCAGATATCGCCGCGTCTGCGGAACCAGCCCCTGCAAACACACCCACAGACGCGCCTGTGGCGCTCGCTGACAGGCTCGAAGACCCTTGGAGCAGGTACACAAGGCTGGATGCCGCTGTGGCCGCCAGTGAGGCTTCTGCGGAGCCGTCTAGGCCGCGCACCGGAGTAATCGCGCCAGCGACTGTGACCGCCACGCTTGCAGCGCCATCCATCTTGGCGATGAACGACGCGGTGGCGGTGGCGGATGCAGCGCCCGTGACCGATGCGGTCATGTGCTGGATGCGCTGCGCCTCGCCGGTTGTGGACGCGGATATATTTACGGATGCGTCGAATTGAATGGCGAACTGGATCGCGCCAGTCGCGGTTATTGCGATGTCGGCAGATCCCGGCGCGTGGATAACATCGAGGTTCGCAAGCTGTTCAAGCGTGCCGAACGTGTCGAGGCTGTCCATATCGCCCCAAGCGTCTAGCTGCTCCAGCGTCGGGTTCGACCAATCGACCCGCGTCAGCAACAACGCGCTGTCCAAAGAATATGGAAGCGCGTCGATGCTGCTCGTGAAGTTGTCTAGGTGCGGGGTGCCGGTTGCCACGCTATCACCTTATGCTGCGGTGATGTCGAGATCACCCGTCGAGATTTTCAAGATGTCGCCCGATGCGATTGTCTTGGCGGTGGTGAACGCACCGTGGATCAGCAGGTTGCCAGACGAGGAAGCATCAAAGATCCCGAAATGGGATACCGAACCCCACGATCCCGTGGCAGCCGCGAACTCAATCGCCGCGCTGTTCGAGGTCGTGCCGGATGCGGCGGCGCTGAACGTCGCGGAGACGCGGGCGTAATTGTTGCCGGTCAACTCGGTGCCGCTGTTGTCGTCACCGAACGAGCCGGTGGACAGGCCGACATATACCGTGGTCGGCATCGTGTACGCGCCGGTTCCGAGGATGTGGTCGAGAATTTCGTTCTCTAGGTAGTCACTCATTGCAGACATTTTTAACTCTCCACTGCTGCGTTCTGGCGGGCGTAAATGCTGCTGATCTGCAACGACCCAGTCCCGTAATGCGCGCGCTGCTCGTCAACCTTGATCTCTTCGAGCGCAAGGTTGAAGCGTTGCAGATACTGCGACGCGCGCTGTTCGTCTAGGAGGTAAGCATACGCCTCCGCAAGCGCGCCGTATAGGTAGGCATCAGGCGAACGCGACAGGATGTTGTTCGTGGCGTTGCTATCGGACAGGGCCGTGACCGTGCCGATGTAGATGATTTCGGCGGTGTACCCGCTGTCAGGGATCGGGCGCAGCTTCATCTCGTCGCCGACGATGCTAAAGCCGAGCGGCTTGCTTGTACCGCCGGACGAGAACTTCTGATCCAGCGCGACCGGGCTGTAGTAGGTCAGCACCGTGACCGGGGTCGTATTCAGCTTAACCTCGCGAACCTCGCGCAGGTCCGTCGGCAGCGCGATGTATTCGTCGCTTGCCGTCAGCGTTGCGGTGGCGCGTTTCTCCTGACTGCGCGTCTCAAGCTCGCGAGACATGCGCGCCTCGGCAAGCTGGATGAAGTCGGGGATGACGCTGGTCAGGTCATCACGCGCAAGGAAGTTGGCTATCGCCGACTTCAATTCGCTGTAGGTTGTAATAGCCATTATAACATCCCGCCGCCTGTCCTGAACGCTCTGTTCTCACTGTCGTTCAGCCACGCCTTCCACGCCTTCGGGTTTTCGCGGATCGGGCCGAACTTCTCTAGGAGATGATTGTATATCACATTGGGGATTTCCGCCACATGCTGTGTGTGACGCTGGGTGTTGCCGATCAGGGAGCCGGGCTTGTAGTCGTCAGCCATCTGCTTGTTGATTTTCAGCAGGTCGCCGAACTCCTGCTTCTGCTCGATGTAGGTCGAGCCGTCGCTGTTCTGGCGCAGGGACACTTCCTTGCGGGTGCGCGGGTCGGTGTAGAGATATCGCTTCATTTTGTCCTCATAGAGAAGGGGGCGACCGAAGCCGCCCCCTAGGTAGATCAGGAACCGCTGAGATCGAAGACGGCAGCGTGCGCCTTCGGGGCGGTCGGCTTGAGCGCCCACTCGCACAAAATGTGGCTGTCGGTTGCGTCTCCGGTCTTGGCGAGATCTTCCTCAAGGAAGTTACGACCGTTGAGCGTCGCAATCGACACGAAGTCCGGGTCGATCAGGAAGATGCGGTCGTTGCTAAGGAAGCGGCTCGGCGTGCTGGAAAGCGTGCCGAAATCCCCAAGCATCACGCTAGTGGAGCCAACATATGTGACCTCTTTGGCCGCAGTCATGTTGACGTCGTTGCTGACAAGGTTACCAGTCGCGGACAGGTCCGAGAAGTTCGCCTTGTTAGTCGCCGACATAACCATCAGGCTGGGGTTACCACCGTCGGTCCAAGCGTCCTGCTGCGCGTCCTCGATGAGGGCGAGCGTCAGTGCGCGGCTGTCGCCAGCAGTGATCGTGTCAGTGCCGTCACCAGTGCCGAAGGCACCAGCGGTCGCACCAACCGAACCATTGGTCATCCAGCAAGACAGCGAAGCCGACTTGCGAGGATCAGACGCGGAACGTGCAACGTCAGTGTCGCCGATCATCTTTTCGATGTCCCGCCTTAGCTCTAAGCCTTTGAGAACCTTTTGGTAATTATGCTCTCGTTCTCGTCCGGCAACGTCTACGGCATCCAGAGTGCCAGAGGTCGCGAAGACCTTCTTGGAAATCTGGTGGTAGTTACCCACACGGCTGGTCGGCGTGGCCGCGGCTGTACTCGTGTCAGCACCTTCGTTGTGGTAGTTCGTGGTGCTGGCGGCTGCCAGTTCCTGAACTTGCCACTCGGTAAAGATGCCGTTCGAGGTTTCCTTCTTCACGTTCGAGAAGATCGGTGTTTCAGCAGGGTCGATGCGGTAAATCACATCTGCCAGCTGCTCGCGCTCACCTACGGCGGCGCTAGTTGCGAAAGTCGTCATGACTTTGTCCTTTCAAGTTGCGGGCCTACTTTCGGCCCATAAGATACTCAACAGCGGCATCGACGGTTCCGGCGGTTTCAAACCGCTTTTTCGCCTCTTGCCGAGAACGGTTAGCAACTTCGCGCTTGGTCTTCGGTCGCCCTGCCTTGGCCATCTTCGGGGCTTGTCGGGTGCGCTTCTTGGCGGAGGGGGCTTTGTCTTGAAGCTGATCCCAGCGCCACGCCTTGTAGAGGAGTTCGATGGCTCGCGCGTCAGACGCGTTTGCAATCTCTTCCTCACTAAACCCGATCCGCTTCTGAGCGTAGGAAATCACTTCCTTGCGCTCAGTCTCGCGAGTGTCCTCATCCTGCCACGCAGGGATGCGGCTGAGCATCTCGCCACGCTGCACCTCAAGGTGCTGGCGCAGGTTCTGCTCCTGTTCGCGAGATTGTTCCGACGCAATGCGCTGACGTTCGGCATCGACCTGCTTCTGGTATTCCCTCTGCTGGTCAAACTCGGCCTTCGCCAGAAACAAGTCACGCTCGGACATCGTCTCGGCCAATGCTCTCCAGTCAGGTTCCTGTTGGGTTGCCTGATGGATTTGGGCAGCCAACTGATCAAGTTGCTGCGCGTAAGCGTCTCGAAGTTGTCTCGTCTCAGCTTGCTCCGCCTCAAAGGCTTTGCGCTGTTCGGCTAACTCCATCGAGCGCTTAGTGTACGCCTGCTGCCGCGAATAACCGTTCTGGAGTTCGTCGAGGGTTACCTCTACCTCTTGGCCGTCCACCTTCACGGTGTAGACCTCCGGGGGTTCCTCTTCGTACTCTTCGCCGTCATCCGCCTCGTAGGCGTCTTCGCCCTCGTCGTCCTGCTCGTAATCCCCTTCGGCGGTCGCTTCTGCGGTCTCCGCCTCCGGCTCATACGCCTCGGTCTCAGGCTGTTGAGGCTCTTGCGCCTCGGTGGTCTCTTCCGCCACGGTGTCCGCTGGGGGCGTGTTCAGAAGAGAAACTGCATCAGTTAAAGAAATAGGGCCGGTTCCTTGCGGATTGTCGGACATCAAAAAGCTCCTAGTTTATGCGGCCATAGCGCCTGAACTCGTCAAGCTGGGCCTTTGCTAACTTACCATCCTCGACCACGCTCTGAAAGTACCCCTTGACAGCGCCAAGTGCCTGCATCAGGTGGAATAGTTTCTCGCGGGCCTCTGCATCATCAATGTTGGAGGTCTTCCACGCATTAATGAATTGCTCATCGAGGTACTCGAACGCCTCGACGAAAAGTTCGTTTCGCAGCAGTGCCTCGGCCCTTGCCGAGCGGTCCTGCCGCTGCCTGATCTTGTTTTCGTTCATGAGAGCAGGGTGTACCCATCCAATTTCGGTGCGGTGCGGAAATATTCTGGATATGTAGCACCTTGGCGGCGGAAAGCAAGGTTTGCCGCCTCGAAGTCCATCGGCGTGCCGAAGCCCGCGCCGTATCTATTCTGGAACTCAAGCAAGCCCTCCGGCGCCACGTCAAGCAGGCCGGTGCGCGCATACGCCTCGCCGGGAGTGGCCGTGGTGGCGGTCACGTCCATCGGCGCAAGGCGGCATGCGTTGAGGTCTGCGTCGAAGATGTAGCCATCCGGGCAGCGCTCCTGACCCGTGGCCGGGTCTTGTATCGGCGCGGTTACTTCGGGGGCGCTGTCTCCATAAAGCCTGCGGCGCTCCTCTTCCTCCGCATCCGCGACCGGGTCTCGGCCAGTCAGTCGCCCATACTCGTCACGCACACCTGTCAACTGCCCGGTCGGCCCATAGACCGGCTCAACAAGACGCCTGTCCGAAAGGTAACGCTCGCGGCTCATAGCGTCTTCAAGTTGGCCCATCATCTTGTCGCGCATGTAGCCGCCAAAGGAGTCAAGGCCAAGGCCGACCGGGGACGGCATGCCCAAGCCTGACCGGGCAGCCATCTGCCGCCGAAGCTGATCAATACCCGCCTGCGTGCGCGCCTCATACGCATCATATCCAGCCTGACGCTGCGCCAGACCCATTGCTGCGGCGGCTTCCTGAGCGCGGAACGCTTCGGCCTCAGCGTTACGCTGCGCCTGCTGTTGACGCTGCAAGGCCAGCGCGTCTTGTATCGCCACCTGATCAGCAAAGCGGCGCTGGCGCTGCTCGGACTCGTACTGCTGCGCCGCGAGGTTTGCTAGTGCCGTGTCGGCGGCGTCGATTGCACCCTGATATGGGCCGGCGGGCTGGGGCGCTCTCATCGGGCCGTAATCAAAGAAGCCCGCCCCGTAGTCGTCCCCGTAGGATGCGGCGATCTCTTCCGCCATCTGCTGCGCCTCGCGCTCCTGACGGGCGCTAGGCTGAGGATTTGACCAATCTGTGTCGTTGCGTGCCATCCCTAATTCCTCGGCAGGTTGGTGGAAATGTCGGCGTCGGTGACGGCCTTGGCCATACGCAGTTCGGCCTCAGCCTGCAACTCCTGTCGGCGCAGCTCCATCTGCATCGCCATCTTCTCGCGCTCTAGCTGCATCTCCGCCTCCATCTTCTCGCGGGCAAGCTGGATGTCGGCCTGCGCCTTGGCGCGGTCCATCTCCATCTCCTGCTGCATCTTGACCATCTCCGGGTCAGGCTGCGGAGCCTGCTGCTGTTGTGCCTGCATCATCTGCTGCTGGCGGATCATCTGCGGCGAATTGAAGAACTGATCCACGTCCTTGAAGCCGCCAATTTCCGCAATCGAGCGCAGGGTGTTGACGTATTGCTCCATCGACACAATCGGGTTCTGCGGCCCCATCTGCATCAGGATTTGCTCCTGCTTCGCCGCGACCTGCGTCAGGAACGCGATCTTCGTCTCGTCGTCCGTGGTGCCAAGCCCGACTTGCACGATGGTGTCGAACTGCGACTTCCACTCGCCGGGGTTGATCGGCACGAAGTTATTCCGCAGGCGGAAGACCTTCGGCTTGTTGTCGTGCTTCAGCACCAGATGCAGGATGCCCTTGAACAGATCCTTCACGCCGGTCTCGGCCATTGTGCGGGCGTAACTCTCCAGCTTCACCTGAGCGCCGCGAACGGTCGCCGCGACCGCGCTGGCGGTCGAGGACTGGAGCGCATCGGGTGACAGACCCTGCGACGCGCGGCTCATGCCGGTGCGGGTCTCCTTCACGCTGTCGAGGTAATCCATAAGCGGGCGGATCTCGCCGCCTACGGATGCGCCGGTAATCTGCTGAACCATACCCGGCTGGCGTGCGCGGATGACGCCGCCTGCGGAGCCGTCCAGCAAGTCATCGAGGTTCACCTGTCCCTCGACCGCGATCATGCGCGGCAGCGTGCTGCTGTAGACGCTGTCGAGGTACTGGCGCATCAGCGTGGTTTTAATCACCTGAAGGTCTTCGGTTAGGTCATAGATAGAACGCCCGATCAGGCGGTGCGGCATCAGGATCGGGGAGCATACCGCGAACGGCATGTGATCCCACGGCTCATTGTGCAAAATGTACGCGCCGTCGCCACCAATCGCGCAGATCCGGCGGCGTTCTGCGATGCCGTCGCCGTCGAAGTCCACGTTCATGATGCACTCGTGGTAAATCACGGAGCGCAGGGTCGGGTCAGCCGGGTCAACGCCGGTCGCCGCCTCAAGATCCTGAAAGCGGTTGTTGACCTCGCGGTCGGTGTCGAGTTCGTTTTCGCCCGCATACTGCTCGACGATGTCGCGGTCGTAGCCCATCGCCACAAGTTCTGAGACGGTGAGCGAGGTGCGGTGCGCGACGAAGTGACAATCGTCCAGCGACACGGCGTGGCGCGAGACAAGGAACTCTTCGGGCGGCACGTTGATCGCCTTGATCTGGCCGGATTTGCGCTTCACGCGGACCGACATATCGTACTGAACGTCGAGCGGCACCTCGGTGCCGTCGTCGTCAGTGTACGACGCCATCACGGTCTCGTTCTGCTCCACGACCTCGATGTTCGGATCGTTCAGCAGCATGACCATTTCCGGCTCGCTCAGGCCGAAATATTCTTCCTCGTCAACTTCCTCGACTTCCTCGTGGAAGAACTTGATCACGCCAGCGCGGAACAGCAGCGCGTCCTTGAAGAACGTGTGCAGCAGCTTGTAGCCGTCGTTCTGGTTCTGGATGATATAGTTGACGTAGTCCGACGCCTGCTCGGCGGCCTCGACGTCCTCACCAGTGCGCGGGGCGAAGCGGACGTATTTGTCGTTCGTCGAGAACACCCGCATCAGATTAGGTATGATGGCTTCGACTGTATCCGCCAGTTCGGTGGCGACGACAGCGGATCGACCCTCCACCTCGTTGCCGAGCGGCTCGCCAAGGTAGAAGTCCAGCGCGCGCAGGCGATCCTGCGTGTATTCGCTGTCGAAGTGGTTCAGCGCGTCAGTGATCTCTCCGCTGACGATAGACCCAAGCTGTACGTCGTCCATCTCAGACATTTACTTCGCCTTTTTCTTGGTCTTTTTGACCAGCTTCTCGCCCTTCATCAGGACGTTACCGCTGGTCGTGTTGACGTTTTTCAGCGCTGGCTCCTTCGGCGGCTCAGGCGCTGGGGGCATTTTGCCCATAATGCAGCGATCCATCGAGGCGCAGCGACGCGGGTGTCCGCAGTTATTACAGGGTGTCATCTTTTCTTACTCCTAGCGCGCGCAGACTTGTAGATATCCTTGTCCGCAGTTCGGGCCTTATCGCCTCGTATGTAGCTGTTGACGCGGCCCATACTCCAAGCAGCCATTGGCACATTCCGTGAGCCAGAAGATAGGTATGCGCCCTGACCGCGTCGATACACTTTCGCCAACTCGCCATAGGTCATGTTCGCCTTTTCTGCCTTCTCGCGGAGCGTCTTCTTGGTCGCCTCGGATAGTGGTTTAGCTTTTGCCACGTTGCTTCCTCTTCGCTTGGGCGGCGCGGGATGCGCTGACCTTCTTCACGTCGATTTTGCGTCCCTCTTTGTAGGCTTTGGCGGTGCGCTTAATCTCCGCTGCCTTGCGAGAGCGAGAGCGCGCACCCCTGAGATATTTCTCCGGGAGGCCGGTGCGTTTGTCTTTAGGGACACTGGGCGCGCGCCGAGACATCAGCCGCCGCAGTATTTGCCGAGGACTTCGTTCGCGGCCTTCTTGCCGCCCTTGCCTTTGCCCTTACCGTATGCCATCGTGTTTGTCCTTCCTTGAATAAGAGCCACGCCCCTTGCGCGGCTTCACGATTTGTTGCCTCAGTCCCCGAAGCGCCAGCGCCACAGGGTTACCACTTTGTGCGATCCGCCCAGTACGCGGCTGACATCTTGCCCTTTGCGATGTTTTCCGCATGACGCGCCTTGAACGATTTGCGCCTCGCGGCGGCTGATCTGCTCTCGCCCTCTCTTCTCGGCGACCCGCTGACGCCCTGCTGGCCGAAGCGGATCGTCTTGATCTTGTCGCCTTCCTTCGCCACAACCACATGCGACTTCTTGGGGTGGTTCGGGGTGCGCTTCGGCTTATTGTAACCGCTAACGCCTGCTCGCGCTAGGCGGGGGTCTTTAGGGGCGCGTGGGGCCATCGTTTTTCCCTTTTATATCGCTCTGATATATCCTATAATCATGCCTCACAATGGAGGTTGCGATGTTCGAACTTACACCAGAAATGCACCGCGAACGCATAATGCGGCGCGTAATGAAGTCAGTCGAGCTGCCGCTTGAAGAGGCTGAAAAGCTGGACGAGATCATATGCGAAGCAATCGGCATAGACACAAATGAAAGCCCTCCGTTCTTTCTGCTATCGGCCCAAGAGTGAGTTTTTCATCAGGGCGTCAAGCATCTGCTGATCAACCATCTGCGTCGGAAGTTGGCGCTCTTGGGTGTATTTTATGTTCTGAGGGGTCAAAAGATTTCCCCTTATATCGCGCCGAGCCGAAAGAGTGCTGTAGGATTGAGGGAAGAATGTTCCCTGCGGGGCCAAACCACCCTCTAAAAGCGACCCCATATACCCGCCTCGCTGATCAGGGATTGACCCAGCCTGCATCTGCCCGCTGTATGTGGTGTGCGGGAACCGAGGATTCGCAATCAGCGGCTTGTTCACATCGAGCAATCCAAACGAAACACCCTCAGAAAATGTTGGGGTATCGTAAAGTTCTGGGTCCGTCACAGCGCGCCGAACAGCCCCTATATTAGGGAACCCTGCTTTCTTTGCGTCACTCTTATCCATCAGCCGGATAAATTGCTTGCGAAGATCGCCTGATGCGGCATCAAGGTATTCCTCAAGGTTGTCCGCATCAACTCCGGGGAAGTTTTCGTCAACCTTCTCCATAGTCTCATTAAAGGATTTTTTGGCTTCTTTCGGGATATCCATATTAGGAAGCATCCGCGCCACAATCTTTGTCGGCATTGTCGAATGGTCAATAGCATCGATGCCCATAACCACATTAACGCCGACGACGTCTGCTCCACCGGCCTTGTCGGAATCCCGCTGGGCCTTTTTTGCCATTTTGGACACAATGCTCTTCTTGCTGGCCCACAGCGCATCTTGCTTTTGGGCGGCTTCTCCACGCATAAACCCGGAACCGCCCTCCAGATAAACTGGACTAGTCAATTCAGTGCCGTCAACGGACTTTACCTGACCGCCAATCGCGCTTCTGTCAGTAAAAAATGGCATTAGCAACTTGCCCTGAAGGCGCTCCAGTTCAATCTGGCGACGCGGCATCAAAAGCCCGGAGCCGTCAACAATTTCCATCGGCGTGTCTTCGATGCGGTAAGGCATCTCAGTTTTTGAGTAGCCCATAGGGTCTTTTTCAGCTTTTGTCAGCCGCCCACCAGCAGCGCCAAGCGTGACGCCCGGCTGGCGCATAGCGGCGATGCCACCACCCAGCAGGTACTCAATCGGCAGGATCGGGCTGGCCTCGATCGGCTCACCTTCCGGGGTGATCATGCCCTCATAGCCGCCCTCAAGCGCCCCAAGGGACGCGGTGGCGTAGTCCTCGATCTGACCAGCCATAGCGCCGGGGACGGCCTTCGCGGCCCCCACAGGGTCGCTCAGAAGGCCGGACACGGCCTGTACGACGGGCATGTAAGAGAAACCGAACTCAGGGTCGCCGTACTCACCCGGTATCGTCTCGACGGGGTACATAGCGCCGTCAATCTCTTCATATTGGGTGTCGCCGGGCGAAATTACGGGGCGACGCAGCGGCGTGAAGAAGTCGAGCAAACCCATAATGCCCTGACCCTGCTCTGGCGTTCTCCCATATTCATAAGCTGTCGCCATCACACCACCCAATTCGTTTTCGGCTTGACTACGCGGTTGCTATTGTAACCCCTTGAGTAGCCACCGGCAACCGCCCCCTGCGCCGCAAACGTCAGCACGAACGCATCCGCCACGTCGGGCGAGCGCTGCCCGCGCTTCTTCATCTCGTCCTTGCTCTCGATCTTCAGCTTGCCGCTCGACAGGTACTTGTACCTAATCCCCGTCAACTCCGATATCAGCGTGTCGTCCGACGGGATCTTGCAGTCACGCGCCTCGAACCACTCGCGCGCGGCCCAGAACAATTCGTCGCGCAGCCTGTTGAAGCGATCCTTCAGGGATGCGGTCTCGCTGACCGATACCGCGACCGCTGGCATGTCCAACTCGCGCAGGCGGTCGGCCAGACCGGCCCCCAACCCGATGGCGTCAATGTAGATCGCGTGCGGGCGCTTGCTGTACGGCACGGCGTCGTATTCGGCAAGCACGATCCCGGCCAATTCCATCAAATCCTTGTTCTGCCACGTCTTGATCGGCTCAACCAGCACGTTGCCCTGCCGTTTCGCGAGTGCGGACCTGTCCGAGCCGAAGCGTGCCACGTCCAGCCCCCACGTCACGGGCGTGGTCGGCCCCGCCTCCACGTCGCGGTGTGTAGCATCCTCCACAAGGTGCAACGGCAGCAAAACATCATCAGACTGCGTCGGGAACTCGCCCAAGACGCGCACGCGGAACACATTGCTCGCCTCGCCGTACTTCTCGGCCATATCCGTAATAAACTTCGGATCGACATAGTCGCCATCCTCGCACGACACGGTCATGCAGTGCCACTTCTCGCGATCCCCGTGGAACGCATCGTAAAAATACCCATCCGACCGGGTGGGGTTACCGCACATGATAATCTTCGCGCCGGGGGTGGACAGCGCACCCGACGCAGTCTCGAAAATCACGTTCGGCACGCCCGACGCCTCCTCAATCACGAACAGCATGTGCGGCGAGTGGAAGCCCGCGAGGCTCTCCGGGTTTTCGCGTCGGCTGGTACGCGCCACGGCGAAGCTGTCCGGCGCACCCTTCAGCGCGATCTTGTCTGACTTGAAATCGAGCAGATCCTTGAACGCCTGCGGCATGCCGCGCGCCCAGCGGTCAATCTCGGTCCACAGGACGTCGCTTAGCTGGTGCGCGCTGTTGGCGGTGACGGCGGCCTTGCACGGGTAGTGGGTCAAAAGCCACCACAACACGACCCACGACTCAAATGCCGTCTTCCCGACGCCGTGACCGGATTTGATCGCGACCTTGTCGTTCTGCGCCACGGCGTCCAGCGCCTCGGCCTGCCAGCGCTGCGGCGTCGCGCCGAGGACCGATTGCACGAAAAAGCGCGGCTCGTCGCGGAACTGCGCGATCATCGCGACGAGATCATTTTTTTCGGCGCCAGAGGGGGTCATGCGGGTTCTCCGAGAGGGTGGGGGGTGAGAGGGGTATATATATTTATCCCGCCCGGCCGCGTGCGTGAGACGGGGGGGGGTCGATGTTTCACGGGAATGTTTCACGAAATGTCGCATAATGTCCATTATGGAAATTTTTTCTTGTGCGTTTTCAGCTATTTATCATTTTGCGCCATAACGCCTTCGCAACGTGTCGTGTTTAGGACACGCGATCAACCGGATTTCGGTTGACCGATGTCGCCATCACGCGCGCGTAGTTCTTTCGGTTGTGTGTCTCTCTCGTCTGTGATCACTACCGGCTCAACCGCGTTGACCTGCGTTAGCGCCTCAAGGTACGAGCCGCCTTTCGATGGCGTCACCTCAAGCTGCTGCCTGTCGCCGTAAATCTTTGGCGTCATGCGAGCGACCTGCCACTTCGTGATGTCCGCCGCAAGACGCAAGCCCTGCGGATCTCCCATCCCCATCTTCGCGTCGCGCTTGATGTCCTCCAATTCCTCTTGCAGCAGCATGCCCCTGAACTCCAGCGCCAAACGATATTGCCGCTCGAACTCAGGTTCAGCTGCCAGCTTCCTAGAGATTGATGTCCAGCTTGGCATCGACTTGTCTTTCACGATGGCCGTAATCGTGCTGCCGTTCGTCAGACGCTCCAGAAATTCGTCCCAGACCTCTTCCTTGATCTTCGGATACGCCATCAGTCGAAATCCTCCTCGAACTCAATGTAGTGCTGCGGATCGCTGTCTATCTCCAGAAGCGGCTTGCGACAGGCGCTGCACACGACTGTCTGCGTCTCCTCGTACACCCTGCCGCGCGTCGGCATACCGCACCAGTCGCAGTCCCAGTGTTCGCGAAAGAAGCGCACCCAGTCGCGCTCCTGCTCTTCTAGGTTGATCACGTCAGACATCGTCATCCCATTCCGTCGCTATCTCGACGCCGCACGCACCATAGCCCGCGATGTCAATCCAGCTATCCTCGTGGTCAGGCGTCTCGATGAGCCTCGCCACCTTCAGGCACGTCATGCACAACGCCACCTGTTCCGGCGTCACGTCCTGCCCAAGCACGACCGACCACAGTCGCGCTATCCGCAGGTGGTTCTCCCGCACGCCGCCATAATTCTCGCCACGTTCCTCCACGGCGCTTATAGCTTCCCGCAGCGCCTCTACCTTGTCCATATGTACCTCCAATCACTAAACCACACGAGCCGCACCTCCTGACGCCCTCAGCGCCCTTCAGCGGCCCGCTCTGACATTTGGGGCAGCAATCGCGCCCCAGCCACTTCTCGAATGATCCGTCGCCTTCATCGAACATATCGCTTCACCACCCTTGTCCGGTGCGCCGCGTCTGGCTTCTCCCAGCGCGCCTCGCACGATGCCAAGGCGTCGCTGACGCCGTCATGAGCCGCCGGGAATATTTCGACCTTCACGCCGTGCTTGCCACGCATGATGTGAACCGTCAGCGTGTGGACATCGACCCAAGCGTGATTGCCGAGTAGCTGATATTCCTCGTCGGTATACAGGATGTTCATCTTGTCCTGCCATTTCTCGTTGCCAGCCATCAGAACGGTATCTCGTCATTGAGGTCGGTCTCAACCGGCTTAGGCTTCACGCTCTCGATTGTAGCACCATCGAACAACGAAACCACCTTCTTTGCCATCTCACCCGCCTTGGTTTCTTCCCACGCCTCGACAATAGCCGCGACCTCGCTCATCGAATACACCCGGTCGAGCCGACCGTCGGCGCGTATCTTCGCAATCTCACTGGCATCGCGGCACACAGCGACGACGGCGCCGTTCGGCGTGGTTTCCTCCCACACCTCACCCGTCACCGGCTGCGCCCCAAGTTCGACCGCCCTGCGCTCCAGCGCCTGAACGCCTCGCACCGTAGACGCGACGGCTTCCTCCACCTCGACGCCGCTGCCCTTAGCCATCGCCTCATTTAGCACACCCATCTGCGCCCAGAAGCGATCCCGCAGATCCGCCTCAACCAGAAGCGGCAACCTGTCGATGCCCCACTTCACCTCCGACGCCCTCACGACAGCGTCATAAGTCGCAAGCGCAGCACGGCACTTGTCAGCGTCACGCTCTGACGGATAGAACCGCCAATCCCTCGAAGTCTTACCCTTCGGTACTCTCTTCCTTGTAGCCATCTTTTTTCTCCCTTCTACGATCCGGCTCGTACTCCGAAACTACGACGCCCATAGGGGGCGTCGGAGTTGTCGTAGTGCTACGACACTCCGATACGACACTCCGAAACTACGATGAAACACCATTTAACTCTTTGTTTTTCCAACATACACCATCGACGGAGATGATCCATTCTTCCTCAATTAGCTTGTCACGAGCCGATCCCTTCGTGCTGTCCGGCGTATCGGGCATATCGGAGTGCATTTTGGCCGTCCAATCGCTGTATCTGACCTTCGGCGAGCCGCGATCCACGCACAGGTTCTCGAACACCTGAAGCGCACGTTTGATTGAGCCGGTCGGACGCCACACCCTCTTCTTCTTCGGCTTCTCGTCGGTGCGCTTCAGCACGACGGACGTCTCGGAAATAGACGCTGGCACGACCAGCATGCTCAGGTTGATGTCGTCGAGCGGCTCCGCGTCCTTCATCTTCTCGGTACGCAGCGTCACGATATCCTCGGACTTGCCGACCATCAGTGACGTGTCAACCGCACCCAGAAGCGCCGTGGAGCCGCGTGCGCCGCGATTGGCGTCCTTACCGGCGTGATGTACCGCCAGCAGCGCACCGCCCGTCAGCGCCTTAATTTCGTCACACGCCGCGACGAACAGCCCCATATCCGTGCTGCTGTTCTCCTCGGCACCAGCGATGGCGCGCGCCACCGTGTCCACGATGACGAGCGAGAACCGCTGCCCGATGTCCTCGATGGTCGCGACGAGCCGCGCGATGTCTTCCTGCTCGCGGAAGTTCACCGCCGTCGGCAGCAGGTACAGGTCCGGCTCATCCTTGACGCCGTGGTGGTTCTCCCACGCCTTCCATCTTTTTGAAAATCCGCCTATTCCCTCGCCCGCTATATAAAGTACGGCTCCGGGCTTAACTTCCTGCCCCTGCCACTCTATGCCGTGCGCGACGGACAGCGCTATGTCGATGGCGATGAACGACTTACCCGTGCCGGGCGCACCGTACATCATCGTGAAGCCTGTGTCGGTGATCAGCCCATCCACGAGAAACTCGACCGGAGGCATCGCGAACACCGCGTCCCGCCGCATCGTCTGGTATCGCTCGACCGCGCCGTCCTCATCCGCCACCACGTCATCGCTGACCTGCGGCGCCTCGGTGAGCGCTGGCGTGCCTTTAACGATTTCGATCAGTTCGCCGAGCGTGTGTTCGCGCAGGTAGTCCACGACGTCGCCCTTCTCCGGCAGCCCCGGCAGGTCCACGCGCTTTATCTGGTCCGCCTTGCCCCACAGCGACACAATCACCGTGTCGGCGTGGCGCAGACCCACCTCATCGTTGTCGCTCATGACGACCACGTTACGGCCCACCAAGTGCTGCGCGTGCGCGTCCAGCCACTTGCCCGCCCCGCCGTGGGACGTCGTCCCGACCAGCCCGGCCTCGATGAGTGCGTCGGCGCACGCCTCACCCTCGACGACGAATACCGGCTGATCCGGGTGCTTCATGATGCCCGGCAGGTTGTACGGCAGCGGCTCGACGCCGTCCATCTTGTAGATGTACCCGCCGCGTCCGTCCGGCCTGCGCTGACGGAAGCTCTTCGGGTACATCCGGCACACCTGATACGCCTCGGCGCCGTCCGCGTCGAAGTATGAGTAGATACGCTGTATATACTGCTTCGGCTCCAGCGCCTTCTGCGCCTGCTTCTGGATGCCGAACTCGCGCTCCAGCACGTCGGCGACTGAGCCGGAGATGCCGAGGTTGCCGTACCGCTTGACGAGGTCCACGATCCCGCCGCCGCAATTTTCCTCGAAGTCGTACCAGACGCCGCGCAAGTCGAGTTCCTTGCTGCCCTTTGTCCCCCAGCGCAAGGTGCGACCTTTTATCGACAGCTTCGCGTTCGGCTCGCCCCAGTAGTGCCGGGCGATCCTCTCCGCGTGTGCCGCAATATTCTGTGTCATTGAAGTGTCTCCCACGTCCCCCCTTGTAGACGCTTCCGGCGGGGAAGGGAGACTGACCCCGCCGGAAGCTACCGCGCTAGAACAGGTTGGCACCTGCCGGTGCAGCCGCCGGAGGTTGCGGCGCAACTGCGGCAGCAGCCACTGTCGGCGCGGGTTCGGATGGAGCGGCACCGCCGCCGTCCATCATAGCTGGCCGGTCGATCCACGAGGTGATCGACCAATCCGGCACCTTGAAGCGCAATTCACCCTGCGGCGAATTGATCTTGATGGTCTCGGTCCCGGCAATCGTTACCACCGGCATCTTGCCCGGATTTGCCGGAGCCTCCGCCTGATACTGATTGTGAAGAGCATCCATCGCACGCAATACAGTTTTCGCAGAATGCGAAAATTCGCGAAGGCCAAGGTTGGTGGACCCGATGCGGACGCGGAACGCCTGCTTATGGTCCGGGCTTGGCTGCGCCGGGATAGGCTCGCCCGCCCTGACCATTTGAAAGTCAGGCGCACCTGAGGCGAACGAGAGCCACCCGATCTCGATGTTCTCCAAGTCCATACCGACTTGTATGGGAAGCCCCAGTTCCTGTTCATCCTTCTGCCACGTCCCGTCACCAGCTTGGTAACGGTCCTGCTTGATGAGGTCGCCAGCCTTGGCGTCCCACTTGACGATGGGCAAAATGTCACCGCCGCTTTTGGTCTCAAGATTAAATCCTAACGACATAGCTTGTTACTCCTTAACGCTAACGTCAGTTACTTTTTTGGCTGATCACTGTCAGCCGCTCGATTGGGTAGTAGGCGCAGATGTCCTGATCCTGCGGATCGTTTCGATCTGACCTACCGCCCGGACTTACCGTGAAGCCCGACGCGAAGTCCAACTTCGCGAGAGCATCACGGTAAAGCAGAATGAGGTGACAGGGCAAGCCCGTCGCCTCGGTAAGCATTTTCGCGTGCATCACCTTCGACAGGCTGATCATCACGCTCGGATATGTATTCAGGTCGCACTTGCGCGCCTTGACCTCGGCGAAACCGATGGGCTGGTTGTCGCGCCTCAGCAACCAGTCCAGCCGGTACTGAACCGGCAGCTTGTAAACCTCATAGCCGTGTTCAGCCAGCGCGTCGGCGACCAGCCGCTCGTTGGCGATGTCCTTTTCAGTCTCGTACTTGGGACGCATCGTCTGCCTCTTTGATTGCGTACAAGATACG